GTCTTGCTGTGAAAGAAAACCAGTATGGTCCAGCAATCAACCCAGAAGAAAGCTGTGGAACATGCTCCGTGTTCAATATTACAGAGCATATGCAGCAGTGTATGAAGGACGAGTCTGGTGAAGTTGGCTATTGTCAGTTGCTAAAGTTTATGTGCAGTGCTAAGAACAGTTGTGCAGAGTGGGCTGGGGGCGGTCCAATGACAGACTTGCCCGGTGAGCATGAAGAAGGCCCATGTGACTGCGGTAAACCTGACTGCAACTGTGGAATGTAATGGACGCAATTGATTTTCTAAAAAAATACCAAAGACTCTTGAATACCCGAATAGAAGAGCTTAGTCTATCAGTGACTAGCGGCAGTGCCGCTAGCTACGAAGATTACAAAGCAAGAGTTGGCGAAATACAGGGTGTCGCCTTTGCTCTTGATGAACTTAAATCCCTGCTACAAAAGGCTAACTATGACGAAGACTCTCTTAGTACCTGACTATATCCTTGAGCAGCAACGCGCTAAAAAACAAGCCGAAGAAGCTGCAAAATCCAAATCCATAGCAGAACGAGTACCGCAGCCTACAGGCTGGCGGCTTCTTGTCATGCCATATATGGGTAAATCAAAAACTGACGGCGGCGTTTACATTCCTGATGCCGCCCGTGAAAAAGAAGCCCGTGCGACAACCGTAGCTTATGTCGTAAAGATCGGCCCCCTTGCATATCAAGATCCTAACAAGTTCGGCGACAATTGTGAGCCGTGGTGTAAGGAAGGTGACTGGGTGTGTATTGGGCGCTACGCTGGATCTCGCTTCAATATTGAAGGCGGCGAGGTTCGTATCATCAATGACGATGAAGTCATTGCCACCATCATCGATCCAGATGATATCAAAACATACGGAGTCTAAGTATGTCTGATGTAGCAGAAAAAGAAGAACTGGAAATCATCGAACAAGAAGATGATTCACAGGAAGTTGCTGAACAGCAAGAAGAGAAGGCTGAAGTAGAAGCCGAAGCTGAACAGGAAGCCCCCAAGAACGATAATGAAGATGAGCTAGCTCAGTATTCAGAGTCAGTGCAGCGTCGTATTCGTACTTTGACAGGCAAGTACCGGGAAGAAGAGCGCCAGCGGCAAGCTGCTATTGAGTATGCTGAAGCCATTAAGAAGCAAAACGAAGAGCTAAAGGCGAAGCTAGACAATCTAGATAAATCCTATCAAGGTGAGTTTGGTAGTCGTGTTGAATCGCAGATTGAATCCGCCAAGCAGGCGTATCAAAAAGCATATGACGACGGCGATGCTGAAGCTCTGTTTGAGGCGCAAAAGCATTTCAGTAAGCTGGCTTTAGATCAGGCACGGTTAGAAGAGTCTAAATCTAAGCTCGAAGCGGCGACAGAAGCCGTTGCAGCACAGCCGCAACAGCCGCAAAGACAGCCGCAGCCACAACAACAAGCCGCGCCGGACCCCAAAGCAGAGGCTTGGGCAACTAAAAATGAGTGGTTTGGGCAGGATCAGACCATGACATATGCTGCTTTTGGCTTACATAGGCAATTAATTGAGGATGAAGGATTTGACCCATCGTCCGATGAGTACTATAATGAGCTTGATCGTAGAATACGCACCGAGTTTCCTCACAAGTTCAAGGAAAAGGTTCGTGATACGGGACCCAGAGTCGCTTCTGCTGAGTCCACGGCTTCTAAGTCGTCATCACCAAAGAAGCGCAGAACAGTCAAACTTACGCCTTCGCAAATTGCCATTGCGAAACGCTTGAATGTTCCGCTTGAAGAATATGCGAAGTACGTTAAGGAGTAAGAATATGGCTGATAGAACTACACGCGAAGCAACATCACGCGCAAAAACTACACGGCGTAAGCCGTGGACACCGCCTTCAAAGTTAGAGGCACCTGAAGCACCAGCAGGCTACCAGCATCGTTGGATCCGCACATCAATTCGTGGGGAAGATGATCGCACAAACGTAGCAGCAAAGCTTCGGGAAGGTTGGGAACCTGTACGGGCTGATGAATACCCGGACATGGCTGACCGTTATCCAACTATTGAAGAAGGTAAACATGCTGGAGTTATTGGTGTAGGCGGTTTGATGCTTGCACGGATTCCAGAGGAAACGGTAGAAGAAAGAACTGAATATTATCGGGAGCAGACCCGCAATCAAATGAAGGCCGTTGACGATAACCTGATGAGGGAACAACATCCCTCAATGCCTATCCATAACGATAGGCAAAGTCGTGTATCATTCGGGGGCAAAGATTAACCCCCATAACTGTGAAGGAGTAAGCATATGGCAAACGCCAATGTGGGCTTCGGATTGAAGCCAATTAATACTGCGGGTAGCACACCAGCTACTCAAGGTACTAATACATACTTCATCGACAGTGCTGCATCTGCGATTTACCAAGGTTCCCCGGTCATTGCAACTGACGGTGGCGAGATCGCCGTTTCAAGCTCTGCTTCTGGTGACACTTTGAAATTTGTAGGTGTATTCGCTGGCTGTGAATATGTATCTTCTGCAACTGGTAAGAAAGTTTTCTCAAACTATTGGCCCGGTTCAGGCGCGGACACGAACTTTGACATCATTGCTCATGTCTACGACAACCCAATGCAGCGTTACATCGTCTGTTCTGACGCTACATTGACAGATAAGGCAACCGCGATTGCTACTATCTTTGAACTTGCTGAGTTCTCTGCCGAGTCAGGCAAAGGCGCAGCAAATGGTAGCACAACAACAGGCATCTCAGCCGCTCAGTTGGACGTTTCAACTGTGGATGCAACAGATCTCTCACATCCTCTGAAGATTGTGGGTATTCTGGACGATCCAGAGAATGAAGACTTCACTGCTGCTGGTATCCCGTTGATCGTGATGATTAACAACCACGCGCTTCTGGACGGTAGTGCAGAAGCAACTGTATCGTAAGGGAGACTAGATAATGGCTATTTCTAGAGCACAACTCGCCAAAGAATTAGAGCCGGGTCTAAACGCTCTCTTTGGTATGGAATATGGACGTTATGAAGGTCAGCATGCTGAAATCTTCGACACTGAGGCATCAGATCGTGCCTTTGAAGAAGAAGTGATGCTGTCAGGCTTCGGCGCGGCTCCAGTAAAAGGGGAAGGTTCAGGTGTATCTTTCGACGATGCACAAGAAGCATACACTGCTCGTTACAACCACGAGACAGTGGCTATGGCCTTCTCAATCACTGAAGAAGCTGTCGAAGACAATCTTTATGATCGTCTAGCATCACGCTATACTCGTGCACTCGCACGTTCTATGGCACACACAAAGCAGGTTAAAGCTGCATCAATTCTGAATAACGCATTCTCTGCTGGCGCATTCGCTGGTGGTGACGGTGTTGCTCTTTGTGATGCATCACACCCGCTGACATCTGGTGGCACATTCAACAACGAGCCATCCACTGCTGCTGACTTGAACGAAACTTCTTTGGAAGACGCTCTGATCAGCATCGCTGGTTTCGTTGATGAGCGTGGCTTGATTATCGCTCTGCGCGGTATGAAGCTGATTGTTCCACGTCAACTGCAATTCGTTGCAGAGCGTCTGCTTGTATCAAACCTACGGGTAGGTACAGCCGACAATGATATCAACGCTATCAAGTCATCAGGCATGCTGCCTGAAGGTTATGTAGTCAACGACTACTTGACCGACACTGATGCGTTCTTCATCAAAACTGACGCACCAAACGGCTTCAAGCACTTTGAACGTGCTGCTCTTGCAACCAACATGGATCCAGACTTCGACACTGGTAACATGCGGTTCAAGGCCCGTGAGCGTTACAGCTTCGGCTTCTCAGACCCACGTTGTGTATTCGGTTCACCGGGCGCATAATTGTAGGCATAATAAAGTAAAAGGGCGGCTATTCAGTCGCCCTTTTTTTATGTATAATGACTTATCCCTGACAGTCGCATGGTGCGGCTGACACTAGCCACGACAGGAGATAAACATGGCTAATACTACCTTTCAAGGTGTAGTTCGCTCTTACGGCGGCGGCACTAAGGGTACTCATACCCCAACACCTGTAACACAAAGTGTACAGATTTCTTTTGACCCAACTGCGTCTTCCGCAACTAATGTTCGTATTGGAACTTCCGCAACCTCTGGTCAAACATTGGTTTTACCCGCTGGTGCTATTCCGATTTCAATTATGACAATTGGCGGTTCAACTGGCGGAACAAACCCAACAGTTGACATTGGCACATCCGCTGATGATGACGGTCTTTTTAACGAAGTAGACGCAGATACTAAAGGCACTGTAAAGGGCGCTGACGGCGCATTAGCTGTGGCTGGTGGTCTTGCTGCTGATGCTACCGTAACAGGTAAAGTCGGTGCTTCTGCTGCTACTGGTGGAACATTTACAGGCATCCTCACCTACGTTATGGCTAACGATAGCGTAGAATAATAGGAGGCTGATATGGCTGGTCCAGTAAAAGCCTACAATGTTACGAGCACCGGGGCTGTAGGTCCGGGTCGCTCACGCATTAAGCAGATTGTTATGTACGCAACAGGTGCTGGCGCATTTACAATTACCGA